TGATGAAACAGCTCAAGAAGCAATTGTAAGGGAAAGCCTAAAACGCACAACTAAGTTTACAGATGCTAAAATTGAACGTGAAATTGAAGCATTACGTTATTCTTTTAGACTTCGTGAAGCTGCAGAAGAAGGTCAAACTACTATTGCACAAATGGATGCAGAAGAAAGAGCAGCTCTAGCAGAGCGTGCAAAACTTGAAGCTGTAGAACAGGAGAAAGCTGTAAAGGCTGAGATAGCTGAATTATCTAAAACAATTAAAAGTGTTAAAGAGGTTAATGGCATACCGCTTAGTGATAAAGACGAAGCATTAGTTATTAATTCTTTATATAAACCAATAAAATTAACGGACGGTACTAAAACTACTAGTTTTAACTACAAATTAAATCAAGCTTTGGCGGATCCTAAAAAGAGAGCGTTACTAGCTAAATTGGTGGAAACTGATTTTGATTTTAGTTATTTGGCTAGAAAAACTAAGACAGAAGCAGCAATTTCACTTAAAGATCGTTTAAAAGAAACTAAGCGATTTGGTAGTGGTAGAACTGGTTCATCCAGTGGTTTTGATTCTGATTCCGCAACGCTAAATTTATAAAACAAAAACAAATTAAAAAATGGCAACTAGTTCACAATTTAAAATTAAACAGTACGAAGGTTTTGGTGGTAAATTCGTAGATAGCGATTATCTCGCTGCTGCATTTGATACCAGTAAACCTCACATGTTTGAAAACTTGTTCACTAAGATTTATGCTGCTATGAATATGTTTGGTAACAAACCTCTATTAAGCATGATTTCTAAGAACAAACTTATGATAGATGATGAAATCTATCGCTGGCCGTTACAAGGTTCTGAAGAAAAATCACTCCGCTCTGTGGAAGTGGTAGAAACTTCTACGGCACCTGGTATTAACGGTACTACTTTTAAAATCAAATTGGATGAAGATTGGGTATCTGCTCCTGAAGTATTGATGGGTGAAGATAATGATTATGCAATCCGTATTGTAAATGGTCCTATACCTGATGGTACTGGCTTTATTTATGAGTGTATTTTGGAAGAAGATAATCCTATCCGCTACTTCCCAGTTGAATTGTTAGCAGTAGGTAAAGAGTTCTGTAAAGCTTGGACATCTGTACAGTCTGAAATGAATGATGAATTCGGCGGACAATACTATGCAAGTTCTTACCTGTTGGAATCTCAAGTAGGTTTCTTCGGTCAAGAATTCACTATCACTGATAAAGCATTACGTCAAGAAGGACGTATTGGTATTCCTCTGATTGATGGTAAAGGTAATAAGGTAGAGCGTTTCTTACCTATGGCTGAGATGAAGATGTTTGACACTTTCGAGATGTCAAAAGAGATTCAGCTTACTTATGGTAAAAGATCTACTAAGCAAGGTAAAAATGGTTACTGGAGAAAAACAGGCCCAGGTCTTAGAGAACAACTTAAGGATGGTAACGTAGAATTCTATTCAGGTGATTTGACAGAAGCTAGACTTCGTGATTTCTTACTTGATATTTTCTTCGCACGTAATGACCGTTCTAACAGAAAAGTTCGTGTAATGACTGGTACTATGGGTTCAATGATGTTCCATAGATTGTTAGCTAACGCTGCATCTGGATTCTTGACTCAAGATACTCACTTCATTAAACCTGCTGGTACTGGTGTAACTTCTAATGACTTACAATTCGGTGGACAATTTACTCGTTACGTTGGCCCAGAAGGTATTGAAGTTGAAGTTTACTACAATCCACAATATGATAACTTCCAGTATTGCAAGAAAGCTGACCCGATTGAAACCAATCGTCCAGTAGATTCTTGGAGAATGACTTTCCTTGATTTTGCAGCTCCTAGCTCAACTTCATTCGGAAGCAACGTTAACTACTTAGAAGTTAAAGATTCTTACAATCACGGTTTCATCGAAGGTACCGTTGGCCCTAATGGTTCTAAACAAGGTGGCGCAACCTCTCGTTTGGTTGGTGCATACCAGCGTTGGGTACAAGGTTCTGCAGGTGTGCAGATTGTAGACGCATCTCGTACTGGTGAATTAATCAGAGAGATAGAGGATTGACGAAGACTAATTGATAAAGCTGTCTTTTAAATAAACACAAATACCTGTGCCTATGCCTATGACAGCTGTGGCATCCACAGGGAGACTATTATGACAAATAAGAAAGTATTCATTAAGCCTGTTCCTGGCTTAGAATCCGTATTCAACATTCACGAATGGAAAGCTAAAAGTGGAAAAAAACTGAATAAAACTAAACTGAGTAGATATTCTGTAGATACAATGTCTGCATTATATTCAAGAAGTTTAGGACATAGAAAAACAGGATTACATTATTTCGTACCTAATCCTTATGCTAAATTTACAATTGAGCAACTTGGTGAAAAATACAAGCATTTAATAGGTAGAGAGGAAATCACTATCCAAGAAAAGTTAGAATATGAGCATCGTAAAGACCCAGGTTTTTACTCTCCTAGAATGACTAGAGAAGGAGAAACTCCTACTTACTTTACAGATTTTAAGTTTAAGCTTAGAGACGGTACTAACATTTTAGACTTAACTATTCCTGAACATGAGATTGCTTATTACGTATTATTAGATAGTAAGTTTGTAGCAAAATCATTAAAAGAATACCACGAGTACAAAAAACCTCATGCAAGATATTATATTGCGCAAGAGGATGAAGATCAAGAAATTCAATACAGAGCTAGTAAAGCTAAAGATATGGCTATTGCTAGATTAAACTCTGATGATATTACTGAAGAAAATTTAATATTAATTGCTAAGTCTTTAGGATGGTATTCCAACCAAAGTTTTACAGCACTATATAATAAGTTCTCTGTAAACATTAAAGGAGCTGATTTAAAAGAACCTTTAAATGCTTTATCTGAATTTACTAAGATAGTTAAGTTGTTAGATACTCCTACTGGTAGAGAAGAATTGAATGCAAGGGCAACCCTGTATGATTTAACTTCTTCTAGAGTTGTAACTGAAAACAAAGGTACTTTTGTATGGCACGCTAAAGGATTAACTATTGGATATTCGAAAGAAGAAGCAATAGACTTTATCATGGATCCAAACAAAATGGATGCGGTAACATCAATGAAAAAAGAATTAGCTGCAAAATTAATTACGTAAGTGAATATAAATGAGATGCACTTTGCCTTTAGATTGGCAATTGATAGAGTAAACTCCTTTAATTCTGATGATTTTACACCAGCTCAGATTGACTGGTTATTAAATCTCGCCCAATTAATTGAGGTAGATAAAAGGTATACTCCATCGAATTCCTCTAAACAAGGGATGGAAGTAACTCAAAAGAGAGTGGATGATTTAAGCGTATTACACGTAAGAAGTCCTCAAGAGCAGCCTGGATTAACTCCAACTGCTAACGGAACAATACTTGATAATAACGTTTATGAATGCCCAATCTCTTCCTTTCTTTACGACTATAAAGATTTAACAGGACTGCGTGCAGATATTACATCTAGCACATGTACTAAACAGATAGGATTAACGCAAGTACAAGAAGATGATTTGAATGAAGCATTAATTAATGCGCATACTAAACCAGACTTTAAGTGGAAAACAGCTTTATTCTCTATCTCTAAAGACTCAAATTCCTCAGGAAAACCTAGCATATACATATATGCAGGCGATTTTACGGTAAATAAGGTATATCCTTCTTACATTAAATTACCTAGAAAGGTATTCTTTAGTGGTTATGATTCTTTAGATGAGGTATATGCAGCAGCAGATCCTCAAATAGATTCAGAATTGCCTGAAGGTATTCATAGAAATATTGTAGATACAGCTGTAGAACTAGCCTCCGCAGCCATACAAGATTCCGAATACTTACAATTGGCAAGATATAAATCAGAAAAATTCGAATATTAATTAACAAAAAAAAGTAAAACATGAACAAATTTAACAGAGCTGTAGAAACAATTCTTATCGCTGACGGTAATGCAACTGTTGTTTCTGATGGTGCTACTGCCTTATCAACCACTGCTGGTGTTACAAATCTTGCAGATGGTCAATTAGGTGTATTTGATGCAGGTGGATGGGGTACTAACTCTAGCTACGTAGCCATCAATGCTGGTGACACTATCGCAGAATCTCCTGCTATTATTATAGCACAAGGTACGCCTGATTCGGCTAATCCTGGTGTGACTACTTATGCAGGTCAATACAAACGTGGATATGAGCGTTCTCATATTATCTATGGTAGAAATACTACATTAGTACGTGCTAAAGCTTATATTACTCCTCGCCAATCAGCTTGGGTAATTGGTGCTGATGCAGCTAATGCTGATGCAGTAGCTACTCCTCTTGATGAAACTGAATACTCTGTAATGGTAACATTACGTGGTAGACGTAGAGATCAACAAAATTCCGCAAAACAGCGTGAAGGACATAGATTTAATTTCGTAACTCCTAGTTACACAACTGACACAACTATCACTAACCCGTTAGATCACATGATCCAAAATCTTGTATCTAACATAAATAAGCACTCTAGAATTATACCTAGTAGCACTGGACATCTTCCATTCGTTGCTTTTGCAATTAGACATGAAGGATCTTTCTCTGGTACTGGTGCAGTTACTGTTGCTTCTTTGGATTCACTTGATGGTGGTGTAGCAACTGGTTATGGTTTTTCAACTGATGCAGAAACTTCAGCGTCAGCTAATAACTCTGCTATGGGAGCTGCTTTTGCTGCTTTAGTAGCTGATAGCTCTAATGACGTAGATACCTCTACTGAGGTTGTTCCAGTTGATTTAACAACTGCTGGTACTAACGCTTCAGGTGCAAATGGTATTATAATCATGGCTTTAGACGAAGAAATTACTTATGACGACAGAATGCCTGAAGTTAAAGTAAAATTGGAAGTTTCTAAATTAGCAGGCTTTGGTTTAGCAACAGGTTGCTATGAAAGTTCAGGAGTAAAAGAAGGTGGATGGTCACCTCGTCAAATTAGATTGCTTTATGCTGAAACTATGGGTATGCGTAAGTATTCTCAGAACAGAAGTGTAATCCCAATCGTTGAAATTCCTGATGTTGATAACTATATTGATGATACAGCTATTTATGATGTGTATATCATAGAGTCTACTGATGTAACTTCTCACCCAGTTGGTGGAGAAAACTTACATCCACAGAGATGCTACATCTTTGTTGAATCTGGAGATGCCACTACTAAAAATAGTTTGGAAGCAGTATTGAATCCTTATTTTGGTTCAGCAGGTCTTCCAGCGGTTAATATCTAATTAATTAACTACTAAACTATAAAATAATATGGCTAATAAAAAAAGAAATAGCTACTTCGGTAAAAAAACTGCAGTAGCAACATTTAAATTTAACGGTACAGATAGCGCAGGAGTTTCTATGGGCACTGTAGCTTCTCACGGTCTTGGGGTATTTATACCTTCAGGCGCTGTTGTAACAGATGCTTATTATGTAGTAAACACTACATTTTCATCTCCTACAACTGGAGCTGGCGTAGATAAAGCAACTATTGCTTTAACACTACAATCTGCAGGCGATTTAAAAGCAGCTATTGCTATTGAAGCAGCAGGTGATGTTTATGATGCAGGTGTACGTGGATGTTTACCTGGGCATTTTGCCCTTGACGGTAACGCATTAACTGCGATTGCATCAGCAGCTGGTAGAGCAGGCTCTTACATTCTAACTACTGCAGAACGTGAATTAACTGCTACTGTAGCTGTTGATCCTTTGACAGGCGGTGCTGGAGAACTCACTCTCTATGTAGAGTACTTCGTACTTTAATTAAATAAGATACAAACATAAATTGGGGCAGGCAGTACTTCTGTCCTGCCCTTTTTATTTAAAATTAAATACTTAAAATTATAACAAATGGCAGTAACACAATATTATTTAGATAAAAGAGTTTTAAAAGCTAATAAAGATTCTACCCTAGGTATTAAAAACTTATTAGATTTAAATGCTTTTATTCTTTCAGTAGTAGAAGACTCCACTAGTGAATTTACCTCTATTAACGTAGATGCTTTAGTTGAGAAAACAGCAGCTCACGGTGTTGATGTAGACGGTGCTTTAATTAAGGACGGTGGTATTACAGCAAACTCAAGGATTGCTGGATTCTATCCTTCTGTAGCTACTAACAACATTACAGCAGGTACTGGCGGTGCAATACTTGTAACAAATTACTTTACTACTATTAATACAGATGCTGGTGGAGACGCCTTCACTTTAGCAAATGGTACTCAAATAGGCCAACTTAAATTAATACGCTTAGTCGCTGATGGCGGTGGTAATGGTGTAGTAACCCCAACTTCTTTGTCTGGTGGAACTACTATTACTTTCGATGATGCAGCTGACGAAGTAGAATTAATCTGGAATGGCACTGCATGGGTAGTAATTAAAAACCTTGGAGCAACTGTAGCATAATAACCTATGGCATTAATTCCAAAATTTACAATATCAAACTCTTGTAATTGGGATAGCCTAATCCACACTCAAGTTACTGGCGTCTATGACGCAGATAATAACCCAGGTGGATATGGCGATCCTAATACAGGGGCTGACGCAATAGATATAACTTCTCTAGAGATTTTTAATCTTACAGATGATGTTACATATGATGCTATAGGTACAATAGCGGTTTCTGCAGATACTTTAGCTACGACAGTTACTTTAGCTGAGTTAACTGTAGATGGCGTAGAAGTATTTACAGATCATATTACTGATGGTGTGTATGAATTCGTATGGACTGTTGGTATTGATAGATCTCCTACATCATATAATTATACTGTAAGAAAATTATTTTTACCAGAATTATGCGGCTTACTAGCTCAAAAGCAGATAGCGATAACTACATGTAAATGCAAAAGCGATTATGTAAATAAGTGGCTTTATGGATTTGCACTGGTAAAAAGTCTAGAAGGATCAGCGATTTGCGGCGACCTCACAGCCTTCCAAGAAGACTATGATGAGGTATATAACTATTTAACTAACCTAAAATGCGGATGCTAAATGTCTAATTGTGGATCTACCTATTTAGGTAATTGCTCTATAGATTTGACTGGAATAGGTCAAGTTGGAGCTACTGGTGCTCAAGGTGAATACGGTGGATATTCCTCTGTTTGGAACTTCAGCACTACAACAACTTCGGGAACAACCGCAGGTCAACTGCGTTTCAATAGTGGTACTTACGCTTCAGTAACTACCATGTATATTAATAAAACAAATCAGGATAGCACGGATTTATCTAATTTCCTTGCTACCTTATCAAATGGAACCTATTATGGTAAGATTAGAATTTTTAAAGAATCAGATTCATCT